ACCCGCAGGCGTGACGCAGTGCGAATCCACTAAAACCGTATTAGCGAGGGGAATATTTAAATGAACGACACACCAGCATTTCCAATCCCTAATATGAACACAGGCATGACCCTGCGGGACTACTTTGCAGCCAAGGCGATGCAAGGACTGATTTCAGAACCATCTATACAAGGAACTATGGATGAGTTTGCTCACAGGGCTTATGTAATAGCAGACGCAATGATGAAAGCGAGGGAAACATGAGAGTACGAATACGATTACACCCAAAAGGATATTGGGTTGTTGAAACCAAACGCTGGTATGAATTTGACTGGCAATATGAGAACTTGTTTGCTGGCGACGACACCTATGAACGAGCCAAAGCATATGCACGGGCATTGAAGTACCAACAATTTGAGGAGATTGAATGAACCACTTAAAGAACGTATGGGAGTGGCTGCAAAACCACTGGGTCATGCCCACACCCGCGGAACTGATCGCCGAGGAATTGATACAAGCACAGCGCACCAAACTACGCCACCAGTCAAGCATGGAGTACCACACCGCCCTTGTCTCGTACAACGTAGCGAGGATTAAACGCCTTGAGGCATTAACAGCCAAGCAGGAAGTCACAGAATGAAATTAGCAGCAGGAAACCCCAACCTTATGCGGGTAAACCGAACAGCCACATTGGGTGCGTTTGCCAAGCCTGAAAAGACAACTTACCGCTATGGGCAAAGCGGCGGTTATGTGCCAATAGTACGAACGCCTGATATGGCAGAACCACGCACGTTTAACCACATGAAAGACGGGCAATTGTACAAACCCGACAATTCTCCACCTGCACGGGCTGGTGCTACCGATGCAATGCTTGTTCAAAGCCGAGGCTATAAAACCTGAGTGCTGGTTAATCTACTCAAACGCACGTGTACCAGCCTTATCAATAATCAGCGCATTGCCTCGTGGTTCTGCGTCTTCTGTATTCGGGATGCTGATATGCGTCCAGCGGTCGTACTCACGGATGATTTGGTCGAACGGTAAATCCGCAGCAATCACCGCACGGACTACTTCGTCAGGGGTCATACTCGGCACACGGAAATCAGCCGCACAACCGTGACGATGCTGGCTGGTGTCTTTGCTGCCCACTGCGTCATTGACTTGCTTGCATCGGAATGCGCTGTTAATCATTACGGGCTTGCCGCCAATGGTTTCTTTGACTTGTTCCAGCAGTTGCGCCAGTCGTTGCAAGTTGCTGATTTCCGTTTGGGTCGGTGAGTTGTCAAACTCTCTGTGGTCGGTGACGGTTAACTCGGCAAGGGTGAAGTGTGGCGAGAGGTTCATTTCTTAGCCCTCATTTCCATAATCTTTTCAAGGGTACGACCGCCAAAGTAAGCAGACATAACCAACATCCCCCACTGCCCAAGCAATTCAACATAAGATGCCTGTGCGTTGTAACCAAAGGCGCTCATCATGGCAAAAACAAAATAGCCCACAAAGATAGCAACCAAGGCCATAGGACGAATGTTCTTTGACAACCACGAGTCGGATGACATATCCGCATCCCAGCGTTCAGATACGCCAGCTTGCTCAGTCTTGTAAAGATCAGTCTCGTTAGCCATCTTTGCCAGTTCACCGCTTTGGGCAAGTGTGGCAAGTTCCAGTTGCGCCCGTGCCTTGGCTTCAGCGTCGGGAATAAGTTTGTCGATTAACTTGCCGCCGACTGCTAGTAGTCCAGTAATATCAAACATCAGAATTTTCCTTTCATTTCGATTACACCCCACGCCACCAAGAAAAATATGGCAGCAGCCACTAAAACACAAAGCCCCATTATGATGGCTTCGTCAATCTCAGCCTTGCGATTCTTAGCCGCAGTCGCATCAAGTATCTCTTGCGTTCTCCTGCGCTGCACAATGCTGTTGCGCTCAAGGAGAATCTGATTCCACAACTGGCTGTGACCCTGATTGATGAAGTGCCACTTCAGTTCTTCCTCGGCCTTGTTTAACTCATGCAACTGCATGACGGTACTCATGGCCTGACTGGTGTCGGAACTGTACTTTTTCTTTGGGTCTTTGACCGCTTCCTTAGCTACCTTGTCTTTTGCGTCAAAAAACTTCATCACATCGCCAGTGATGGACTGCACATCCTTGCCCATTTGAATGGCAGCTTTAATTCCTTTTATAGCACCTTGTGCTACTGCGAAGGCCGTGAATGGGTCAATCATGGCGTTCTTTCTTAATCACCTCCAACACCCACCGACAAACTCTACCGTCCTTATCTAAAAACTCATTCGCCCCATACTTTTCTTGCGGCAGCACGACACGGCACACCAACACGATTTTTGTCTCGGTATTGGGCCAAGGTATTTGTGCTGATGCGACATCTATCACTTAATCTCATTTAGTGCTTGAAATAATTTAAAAAGTAACCGACAACAGCCGACACACCTGAAACAATGGTCATGCCAAACCAAAGGCCACCACGACCCTTATTTGCCAAAGCCATCAGCTCATCAAGTTGGCGTTCAACATTGTCCATTTTCTTGTCCATGTCCTGTACTTTCTGCCACAGCACACCGTACTTTACAAGGTCGATCTCGTTTCCTTCTGCCATAACGTCAGTCTCCAACATTTAAATGCCTTCGCCCTGCACAATGTAGACAGTAGCCGCTGCTGATGCAAGGCCGCTGAAGTACGATGTACGTGCAAAGCGCAGAATTTCTACTGCACCTGGCACTAGAACGATAGCTGGGCTTGGGTCACCTGCAATTGGTGCAACAGCGTTTGCCGTAGCCAATGCAGCAGTAGTTCCAACACCCAAAAACACCGTATAGATACTATTGTTGATGATGCGATACTGACCCGTGCCTTGTGCATCTAATCTACCGCTAACAAGTGCCTGTACACCAGTAGGCGCACTAGCCGCCGCAGCAACTACTACGGTCTCGCCAAGAGGCGCAAAAGCGATTTGTGAATTAGTGGACATTTCAGACTCCTTGTGCAGCTTGAGCTGCTTTGTACATTACAATGATTAAACAAAAAACTTTTATTAAAGACATTTATTTTTCCTTACTGCCGAGGGGGGTTTGGATTAGCTACAATTTCTTTGTCTTGTAAAATAAAAAACCCACTTACTAATTGATCGTATTGTTCATCAGTTAATTCAATAGCATTTTCTACAGAAGTAGAAGAATCTTGTCGAATTTCTGTTACACCGTCTTGGCGTACTATTGAGTATTTCATCGTATTCTCCTTGCGCTGATTGTTCCATAAGCCCCGATAGAACCTGTTGTATAGCTGGCCCGTGCAACAAGATAAATTGTTGTAGTTGCTGCTAATGAATATCTATACACGGGGAGTGCTGCGGTCATATCCGCAACTGTTGAAATTTGCGTAGAACTATCCATCAACACCTGAATTCCTATTGACGGACTTATTGCGGCACTTATTGAACTGGCATTTGCACTAACAAAAGCTACAACAGAAGTCCCAGATATACCGCCAAATCCAATTATTCCCGCAACATCCCAATCGCCAGCAGTTAAAGAAATGCTAGTAATGTCTAGGGCTGTTGGGGATGTTAAAGCTAGCAAACTGGCTGGAGTAACTGTTGATGATACATATTCACCAACAACCCCCGCAGCAGCATTGTTGTTTGTTGTAGTGCCTTGAATGCCTTTGCCAGATGTGCCGGTTACCAAGTTGCCAGTGCTTAAAGTCACATCACCTACCAAGCTCGGGGCCGTTGCTAGCACATTGTCGCCAGTGCCTGTGTTGGTGACGCTGACGATCTCTTTACTGGCGTTGAGCGACAGCGCAGTCGATGCGGTCAAGCCTGACAGTGTGCTTGTGCCTGAAACGGAAAGATTTACTCCGTTTAAATCAGCGCCGCCTTCGACCCGTTGCCACACCGAGCCGTTAAAGGTTGCAAGATCGCCTACGCCCCAATTGCTGATGCCGTTCAGGTTGGTTGAGCCTGCTGTGCCAACCACGTAGTAATCGCCCTTTGTACCCACGCTGGAGGCTAGTGCAGGGCTGTTGGCGTTGGCATCCCATGTGCCTTTGAAGTTCAACGCACCGATGGCGTTGGTGATGGATGAGACTGTTTTCAACATAACTGAGTCCTTAAATAAAAGTGCCGTACAGTTGGACTGTATTTGTTGCACCGCCTGAGGCGGTGGCTATCGTGCAACTGATAATTGACCCTGCTGGGTACGCCCTGTTTTTTAGCGGTGTTGTGTTTGGGATTGGTTGCAAGATTACCGCATCATTAGCTGCGTCTAAGTTGCTTAGAGTATACGTAGGAATAAAGTCAGTTGTTGAAGTGCTTTGACCGATGCTAATTCCGGTTGTAGCACCAGCATCTGCGCCAGCAATTACAACAGCCTTAGTCAAAACCAATTTTTTATTTGGCGGGACATAATAAAGAATTGTATTAGCGTTTGCAGCAAACGATACCGTTGTGCTGCTTATCATTCCAGCGCCATTTAAATAAAAACCATTTTGCCAGTCGCCTGGGTTAATGTTATTTTTAAAAATATTGTCATGGTACAGAGATTCAGCATCTTGTGTCCCTGAACTTAATAAAGCGTTGACAGTAATAGCATTTGGAGTTGTGAACACATTGTCGTGAACAGTAACGCCAGTTTGAGTTCCGCCACTAGCAAATCGAATTGCTGTCAAATCACCGCCAGCACCACAATCAATAAATTGATTGTCACAGATAGAACCATTTATTAATGTATTAACTTGAAGTGCTGCGCCTGCAATCCCGCAAGTTTCAAAGGTGTTTCCGTAAATTGATGCGTTTTTAACTTCAGCACCTGATGTAGAAAATCCAATAAGGACTGTGGCGCAATCTTCAAAATAATTATCGGCAACAACCAATCCATCAACATTGGTTAAAATCATTGTTTCATCAGTGCCAAAAATCCAGTTGCTGATGAAGTTAATATTGGTTGTAATCTTTGCACCCATAACTCGAACACCGTTACTTGTGTTCATATAGTTGTCGGCAACCGTAATGTTTCCTCTGCGTTCTGTACTTCCAAGATTTAAATTGCCCAAATCAAAAATTACAGCACGTCTTCTAGCCCCAACAGGGCCAATCCTAACAAAAATGTTGTTAGTAATTATGATAGTTCTAGCGTATGCAAATTGCAACTCAGGTTCAATATCGATAGCGCCAGGCATTGTTGCATTGGTTGTATTTACAAAATAATTGTTAAAAATGTATAGGCCATCAACAGAACCCCCAGTAATACCTTGTCGGCACGTATTGTTAATTCCGTCAAATTGGCAATTTGTGATGGTTGTATTTTGCGCTGCATAATTTGTAGGAACACCAACTCCCGACATTTGAGAGCCTACAAATATTGCATCGCCACGCCATCCGTAAAAATAACAGTTGTCAACAATAATATTTTGTGTGTGACCGCCAAGAATAACGTGCGATTGCTCATCTGCGGCTGTGTATGCACCAGTTGGTAAATCCATTTGGAATTGAATGTTGCGAAACGACACATCTTTTATTGGCGTTTGACTGTTAGCTAAGTTCATTACAAACATACCATCAACACTGCCTGGTCTTGGATTAGTACCGCTAATTTGATGAATGATAGTGTTCCAGCTTTCACCGATCAATTGTGTGTTACTTGACAAATCAACGTGAGTGATTTCGTATGTGCCATCAGGAAAATACAAAGTCCCACCAGTATTTGCGGCAGCTTGGATTGCTGCCGTGTCATTAGTCACGCCATCGCCAGTTGCACCAAAATCTTTGACGCTAACGTACTGATCTAACTTTTGACAAACTGGATATGGAACTCCTCCAGTAAATGGAGGACTATAGGTTAAAGCGCAAGCATTAGCACCAATTCCAGTTCCAGATGGAAAGTTGTAAACCATTGAGCCTTTGCTGTCTTGCACCAAAATGCTGAAATCTGCGGCATCAACATAAATTTGAGCTGGTGTACCAGCACTTGAAACATAACCATTGATCGTCCGCAATGGCTGTGCTGCAATGATTGTCAATGCTGCGTCAAAGTAAGCAACAACTGGATTGGTTTGTGGGTTTAAGTTGGCAGTACCAATCCACACGTAACCATTATCTAATGGCTGTCCATCACGGTCTTGAAAGACAGGAAATGGGACTTGTATTGAGAGTGCTGACATTTATTGGTTCTCCTCGTCAAATTGACGCTCGGCTTGGGTTGCTGTCTGCAACCATTGAATTCTTGCATCTAATGCTTTTGGCAGTTTAGCTGCATCTGCAAAATTTTGGAAGGCCTCTGACATGGCTGCACGGCGAATAGTAGCTGTGCTTGGTGTTCCAGTGGTTGCAGCTTCAACCGCAAGTTTTTGGAATCCCTCATCAGCAAAAAGTTTTCCTGCTGCTTTAAGTGAATCCTTATTGCCTTGGGTCATTGCTCCAGTAATCACTGATGTTGCTGCGGCTGCGATAGGGCCGCCCATTGCGGCAGCACCAGTTAATGCGCCTTTGGCTAAAGTGCTTTCCATAACTTTACCAATCAGGCTTTCGGCTTGCATACCTTGTAGCAACGCTTGGTTTGCTTTCCCTGTGGTCAGAACATTGGCTCTAGCCTCTGTGACACGCTTAGAAACCACGTATAGGTCACGCAGCACATCTGTTGAGTCTTTACCAAGCGTGTCCACAATAGTCTTATAAACAGGTGGATTTGCTCTTAATTTGGGATATAAATCAGCAAACTCAGAAAACCCAAAGCCACCCTTTTCTGCGCCCCTTGCAGACCTAGTAGCTGCTGCCAATGCCGTTGCCACCGTTTCTTTGCGAAACTCCTCTGGCACTATTTTCAGCAAACGATTGAAGTCGCCTGTATCACCTTTACTGCCGCTGATAATTGCTGATCGTAATTTTGAGCCTAAACTTCCTTCAATATCCTCACCAAAGGCATTAACAATACGCTTACCTATTGCTTTTTCTTTTGCTGTTAAAAGATGGGCGCTGCGTAATTGTTGGCGTGTTTCTATATCAGCTAGCTTTTCAACATTGTCAAGCTGGTCTTTTGCTAATGCACCATATATTTCTTTTAATCTGCCCTGTGATATGCTTTTTGAATAATCATTTTGACCAAACTTAATTGAATCACCAATCAGAGTTTTTTCTTCTTTTAAACGACCATACGGAACTTCACCCGCATCAGCATCACTTACCATTTTATTAAACTTTTTAAGGGTTGAATTTTCCTCAACGCCTCCTTTACCTAATCTTGTTGCTATTTCAGCTAGTTTCGCTTTTAGTGCTGGAAATGTAACCAATGTTTGCTCTGGTATTTTTAAATCAACTGCATCATATAAAACTTGTGCTTCTTGAGACGTTGTTTTTTGTTGTTGAATAAGTGAGTCTTTAATCTTTTGCGAGACTACGCCAGGTGCAACTGCACCTTCAACGAAGGTAGCATCAAATTGCTTAATTACATCATCTGCCTTGTCCACGGCCTGAGTAACCGTATTGCGCCATGCTGCCTCAGCTTCACTACCTGCGGCTGATCTTGTCAAACCTGCGGCTGCTCGGACTTGTGGGTTGTCACTAAACACATCGGCAGGTAATTGAATTCCAAGCCAATCGGCTGCTTCTTTGGCTGTCACATTGACTTGGGCAAGGTCTGCCAATCGGTCACGTGCGCCAGCCGAACCAAATCCTGTGCCTGAGGCTTTTTTGACCAAACTTCCAATCTCTTCTTCGGTAATCTCTACTACAACTGGTGCTATTGCTGGGGCTGCGGGTGCTGCTACTGGAATCTCTGCGGCAACTGGAACTGTCTCTGGTATTACAGCGGCAGCAGGGGTTATTGGAGGTGCTTCTGGGGCAATTGCTGTTCCCATTGGTGCGGCTGGCGCAGGTGCTTTGCCTGTAACACGCTGTATGCCCTTTTTAACTGCTTGGACAACTGGAGGCACAGTTCTCTGCAAAATCTGCCCTGCTGGGCCTGTGACTGCGGCTGTGACCACTTCACCTTTGTTGAATTCACCACCAGTTGCTGCTTGGCTTGCCTCAATGATGGCCTGTGTTCCTGCGCTTCTCATAATTGCGCTAGGAATAGTTGCTGCTCGACCTGCTGGAGTGAAGGCTGCTAGTGCAGAACCAATGCGTGGAATATCACCAAAAGTTAAACCTGGGGTGATTGCATACTCTTGTTGGTCAACCGATGACCGTAATAGGTAGTTGCCTTTAGCATCTTGTCGGACTTGAACGCCAGGAAAGTTAGCCTGCAAAACTTGCACTGTCTCTTTTGGGTCGCTCATTAGCGTTCCCAATGCGGTTTTGAAACCAGCCACGCTCAATTGATTGAGTTCAGGCATATTAACCCACTCAGGGAGTGCTTGAGTTTCAGGTGTTGCCCGTTGTCGGCCAGTAATTGATTCCGAAATACTTTCCAAGAAGCCCATTGGCTTTGGCTGTGATGCCGCCCATTGTTCAGGCGACATTGGGGCTGCAACTGGCGCAGCAGCGGATGCCGCAGGAGTAGGAGCTGCTGGTGCAGATTGCTTAGTCTGAGATGCTAGCCATTCTTCTGGACTCATTGCACCCCCATAGATTGTTTGTATGCGCTCCACTGTGCATCAGTGAAGTTTGCAGGGCGATTAAAAGTCTGACCATTAACTATCACACTATTTGGTGATGGTGTTGGTGGAGGTGCTGCTGTCTCTGGGCCAAATACGTTTTCA